TTATCTTTTTTATGATATATCGTTATCATATCAGCAGACACTCTTAATCCTTTTATACAAATATAAGGCTCTTCAATATCCTTTCCCCAGAAATCTTCCATTTCAGCAATAGTAAGAATGTCATTTGGATCAAGTTCATCGGCTCTACAAATATAATCTACATAATAAATGGCTTCATCTGACATATTATATAAAATAGAGTCAGTTTTTTCTATAAAAATTGGGATATCTTTCTATAATATCCCTAGCCCAAAAGCTCCAGGGTGTCCAGTGCAATACTGCGTTACACCTGTTTCCGCACAGATGCTTTTAAAATCAGTTATACCTACTTTATCACATCCTCTTGCCGATCCTTGATAAGAAATAATAGGATTATTTTGTGGTTTTTCCCAAGGCGGTATATTAGCATCATCTTGGTATTCTGTTACTTTTGTTAATATACAAACTGGACGTTGATATTTTGCCATAAATTTATTAGCAACTAATCCGGCAATATTTTTATTAATTTCTCCCGGTTCAAGTAAGAATAGAAGAACCTTATGATCTAATAGATGTTGTTCTTTTATCATATTTTCTAATTTTTGTAATCCAGTATCTTGTGCTTTTGTTTGCCTAGCTTTTACATTTGTAACAACTCTCATCGCTTGTTCAACTAACTGTTCAGTATCTCCAAGATGATGACCTCTTTTAGTAGAAGGAAGAATTTGAAATGCTTTATATTTTAGCATAGAATCAAAAGTTATTTTCTTTTCTTCTATTGTTCCGCTTCTACAGATAGCATTTATGTATGGGGCTATATAAAAAGCAACACTCATATGATTAATTTTATTCTTCATAGAATAAGCATTTTTTTGGGAGAGATTAAAAAAGAATGGATTTTTAATATCTTTAAACCCTTTATTAATTATATGTTTAGTTTCTATTGACGTCATACTCATCATATCAGCACAATTTCCAAGGGCTACGAGATCTAAATAATTATCTGCATTATTTATTCCCATTATTTTATCTAAATAACGACAAAATTGCCATGTTATTCCAGCTCCTGAAAAGTTTTTATTAGGATATGAACATAACTGATTATTTATTACAATAGCATTGGGGTTTTGTACATCGCAAATATGATGGTCTAATATTATCGTTTTAATATTCTTTTCTTTTAAAGCAGCACATTCTTCTATATCGTTAGAACCTGAATCTGGTGTTATAATTAATTGAAAATTATCTTTTAAAATTCTATCTATGTGATCGTTTAATCCATGTTGTTTTCCCTAATGAAAAATATAGGTAAGTTTAGTTTCTACCCAAGCAGGAAATAAATCATGCAGATAATTTATAAGTATGGCGGAACTGGTGAATCCGTCAGCATCCGCGTCTACTATAACAAGAGTCTAAGCATTATTTAGAATTGTCAATGCCAGAATTGCGGTCGCAGCCTTAAGCTTGTCTTCCCCTAGAGCTTCAGGTGGATTAATATCGTCATCTGTTGTATTGATGTAGTGTGATATTTCATTCAATGGAATCCCGCGATTTACAAGTATTCTCTACACTACAGAATAGTTCTATGTCAATGGGTTGATTAATTTATACTTCATGTTTATATGTCCTTATCTTTTCAAATGGTATATCTCTATATTTATTAACAAGTCTTTTATTGTTCCATTCTTTTATAGCTGCGTAGTGCATTATTTTAAAATTCTAATCATGACCTGTCCAATTTGTATCGTTATATATACAAGGTATTTCTAAAAGATGCTATTGACATAATTTATTTATAACATCTTGCTACGCAAATTTATATTTTTGTGTGTTTAATAACTATATAATTTTATCATCTTGTTTATCTTCTCTAAGTTTTTTTAAATTACATAGTAAAACTCCACAGTTAATATATAAAGGAGAAAAATAAAATTTTCCTCCAGTACATTTTAATGGCTATTTTGCTCCAGCGTAATAATAGTTATTTAAATTTATATCCCATAATTCAGAAATGTCTTTATCTATAATTGTATCAACGTCTAATGATAATATTTTATCTAACTAAGGAAAAATTTTAGATAATGCAGCCCTTATTAAAACCATATAAGTTAAATAATTATGATAATTTGCTCCATTCTAAGGGAAAAATGTTTGATTAGAAACATTTATACATTCACACTATGATGGTAAATAGAATGGGAATTTATCATCTTCTATTAGTAAATATATTTTTTCTACATCTGAATTTATTAATAAAGATTTTATACTAGGTATCATATCCTAATATAAATTTCTAGTTCCTGTATATACAGCAGCTTTCATATTTATGTTCCTTTCTGAAAGTTCTTTTTTTTATTATATCAAAAAAATAAAGATTTGTCAAGTGACAAATCTTTAAATCTGGATTCTATTTTTAAATAAATATAAGAAAGTTTCTTTGTTTTGGTCTATCGGGCTGTCCTTATAATTAAGAAGATGTTTTTTATCAAAAAGGTAACTGATTTGAACTAAAGATCCATATTTATCATGAATTTGAGTAAGTTTTTTAGTCCATCTTTTCCATTCTTCATCTCCTATTTCTCGATACTGACGATCAAAGCCTATAATAAGTTCTTCAACGCCAAGAGAAAGTAAAAGTTCTATTTGATAATTTATTAGATTACTACCACATACAGCCACACTTATATCATTTTCCAACCCAAAATAACTACCATGAAGTAAACAAGACTTCTCTCCTTCATAAACGATAGCCTTTTTTAGATTTTTAATGTTGTCTTTACTTATATTTATGTTATATAAATTAAATGATAAAGGATGATTATACATTTTACCGTTAATAACAGCTGGAATATATTTTCCTCTTTCTTCGTTTGCTTTTACTAAAGTTCTCTCTCTTATCCCTACTAATCTATTTTCGATATTGTAATGAGGTATAATAATACTGTTATGGCAAGGGTTATAACAGATTTTATGAGCATCTAAAACCTCCTGAGTAATACCTTCTTCTAACCAAGGAATTATTTTTGGTGTTGGAAGATTTTTTAAAAAATCATCTTCAAAAACCTTTAGAGAGACTATTTGTTTTCTACTTTTTTGTAGCTTTTTTGCTTCTAATTTTGATAAAATTTGCCAATCTTGAAGTTCTGTACGTTTTTCTGAAAAATTTTCGTCTGGTGGCTCAATGCCATAATAAGTTGCAACATAGCGAACAGCATCTGGAAGATCCCATGGCCTAGATGTTTGTACTCCTTGACTAGAATAATAAACTATTTGTTCATTGGCTAATTTTTTAATTTTTAAAGTTAGCTCAAATATATCAAATGATCCTTCTGAACATTGAGTATAACATTTGAACAATTTAGTGTTGTCATAATAATAGAGTTTGTATGATCCTTGACCTGGAGGATTATGGCAAATAGTTCTGGAGATAATAATATTATCCCCAGATTCATGTGGTTCTCCACCGACATCCGCCAGAAATTCATATACTTGAGCTATTGTTAGATTATTTTTAATATTCTCTAAGTACTGTTTTTTTTCTTGTTGTTTCATTTTATCACAAAACTCTTTTCTTTTAATTCTTTATCTAATATTACAGATAATCCACATATAGTTTGATGATAGTGAATCGCTCCAGGATAATTCTCTTTCCAATTATACATATCGGGTTGTAATAAATGATATAGTTCTGGAGATAAATATAAATATTCAGGATTATCTTTTGTATATTTAATTTTTAGAATTAAGGTCATAATTTCTTTTTTATTCACATTATTCTCCTTTATAGGCTTTATTACATCTATTTTTTAATAGTTTATATTCTAATTCAATACTACTTAAATTTGTTAATAAATTTATCTAAAGCAATAAAATTTTTCATTAAAAAGCACTCTCCTCTTTCCTAGGTACTACATTAATTTGATAATCTTCCATTTCAATTAATTGATAATCGTATCCTGTTGCAAATAAAGGGTTAATTCTACATATACCTAAATCAGCTTTACACCATAAAAGAATATGATTATATCTTCCTCGTCTATTTTTATAAATAGATATTTTTAGATTTGGTACTTCTAATCCTTGATCTTGACATAACTGATTTATTACTTCTGTATCTTTTTCATTAAGACGGAGCATAATAGATCCCATATCTATTTTATCGGCAATAGCTTTAGCTCCTCTAAGAAGATTCTGATCATATACAGTGACGTTTA